CAATCAGGACGCGGTTTGAAGGACAGTACCAGCGATTTGCCAATTTTGAGGTGAATTTCTATGAGTAGCCCCATCCACTCTGTTGAGTCATTAATCGAACAGCGCATTAACCATTTTGCGCGAAAAGCCGAAGCCTCCACCGCATTTGAAGACTGGAAAAGCGCAATGGAAAAGATGTTGGAGTGGAAGAAAAAACGCACGCCTGCCACGGTGCAGCGCTTAGAAAACGAACGATTGGCGCAAGTGCAGGCTAGCGCAACGATAGCAAGGGGTGGGGTATGGCTATAAACGATAAAGCCTCAAAACACATTGTGTGTTTTTCAGGCGGTCATTCTTCGGGGTTAGTTGCTATTGAGGTGGCTAGGCGATTTGGAGCAGAGGATACCATTCTGCTGAATCACAATATTAGCCCACTGGTCGAGCTAGACGACATCAAGCGATTCAAGCAACAAATTGCTGATTATCTCAACATTGAAATTACCTACGCCAATCATTCAGAGTGGGAAACTAAAACACCCATTCAGGTTTGCATAGACGCAAAAACATGGGTCAATCCAGCAAATAGGCAGATTCTGTGCACGCATCGATTAAAAACAGCGCCCTTTTACGAGTGGCTCACTAATAATTATCAGCACGGTGATATTGCATATTACGGATTTGATAAGGATGAAATCTCTCGTATTACACGCCGCTCGCAAGTGATGGGGCAGCAGGGTTATAAAACTGACTACCCGCTCGCACTGTGGGCCGATCGCACAATCAATAGTACTCGTGAAATCGGCATTGAGCCACCCAGCGCCTACAGCAAATTCAGGCACGCTAATTGCATCGGCTGTTTAAAAGCAGGCTGGCAACATTGGTACGTTGTTTTTTGCCATTACCCGACTATGTGGGAGGAGCTGAAAAAGGGTGAGGGTGAAATTGGGTATGCAGTTCACGGATTTGATTTTGCTGAGGATATGGAGGAGACGTTTAGACAAATGCAGGCCGCTGGCATACCCGCGACTGAACATATTCCCTCGGGTCGGTTTTGGTCGTCAGCTAAGAAAGCGATTAAGCAGGGTCAGCTATTCTCGGTTGTTGAGCTGCCAACGGTAGAACAGAGCGTCGAATGTACAGGCGATTGCAGGTTATCAGCATGATATTAAAGAAATGCATAGCAAGGGGTGGGGTATGAGTTTCAAACTGCCTAAACAGTATCAAATAGCGGGGCTGCTGAGCAATGGGGGTGATGTTCGCCATGCGATTGATGGGGTTGTATCCATTTGGTTAGCTGCCAGCATAAAGCATAGCAATCCGCTAAAAAATAAAAATAGTTTTGTATTAGAGGTGGAAAATAAATGGGGGCTATCTTTATGAATGGGCTTGCTATTAATCCAGAGTTTAAAAATCTCATTCCACCCTTGGCAGATGATGAATTTACTAGCTTAGAAGAATCCATTCTAAATGAAGGTTGTCGAGACCCCATTGTAGTTTGGGACAATACCATTGTAGACGGACACAACCGATTCTCTATCTGTACGAAACACAATGTCAGCTTTACCGTAAAAGAAAAAAACTTTCAAGACGCGAATGATGCAAAGCTATGGATGATAGAAAACCAGCTTTCACGCAGAAACCTAACGGATTTTATGCGGATAGAACTGCATTTAATGAAAAAGCCGTTTCTTAGTGAATTGGCTAAGAGGAATATGCAGGCTGGAGGAGATATTGGCGCAGCAATGACAAATCGGGGTTCGACAATATTGTCGAACCCCGCTCAAATTAAAATCATGCCTATAGACACCCGCGCTGAAATAGCAAAATCATCTGGCAAATCAGAGGGTACTATTTCCAAAGTTGAGCAAATCATCAAAACAGGTGATGAAAAGCTTATTGCCGTTGCTAGATCAGGCGATATTAATATCACGGAGGCCGTAAAGCTTGCCAAGCTCGAGCCAGAAAAGCGAAAAGAGGCTGTTGACCGCATTGCTACAGGTGAGCCCACAAAAAACATCCTTCACTCTAGCGACTCCAATGAATGGTACACACCCGCACGCTATGCAGATTTAGCTAAAAAAGTAATGGGTGATATTGATTTAGACCCCGCTAGCTGTATTGCCGCTAACCAATTCATCCAAGCAAAACGCATCTTTGATATTGAGGATGATGGATTTAGTCGCAATTGGTCGGGTCGTGTTTGGCTAAATCCTCCCTATGGACGCGGTGAAGATGGCAGCAATCAAGCGGCATGGTCTAAAAAACTAATTGATGAATACAAAGCAGGGCATGTTACTGAAGGCATGCTGCTGGTTAATGCAGCAACAGGTAATAAGTGGTTTGCTGATTTATGGGAATTTCCTATTTGCTTTGTTGATCACCGTATCCGCTTTATTTCTCCTCGTGGCGATTACTCTCAGCCAACGCACTCAAACGTTATTGTTTATCTAGGTTCAAATGAAGGTCGTTTCGTAGAGCTATTTTCAGAAATTGGCACAGTGGCTAAGCGAGTGATTAATGAATAGCTTTAAGCAGTGCTCAGACGTTGAAACTGAAGGGCTAAAGATACTGCTGCCCTACCTCACTAAACAGGCTTATAAAGGGCGCGTTGTTCCTTTATTTGGAAATGAAAACGTGAAGGAGCTACAGCAAAGTGGCGACGTAATTATTGGTCTACGTGAGGATAAATGCATTACGTTTGATTTAAAAATCGAATCAAAGCATACCGGAAACTTTTTTATAGAGCTATGGAGCAATAAAAGCCGACTTACGCAGGGATGGCTATTTTCCTGTAAGGCTGATCGCATTTTATATTTATTCCTAGATCGTCCTAATGATGTTTATTCAATTCATGCAAAAAACCTAAAGCACTGGATTTTTGGTGTAGAGAATAACGGAAGAAAAAGCCGACTATCTGAATTTGTCGAGGTTAAGCAATCAAAGTATGACCAGCTAAACGATACATGGGGGCTTCTTGTGCCTATTTTGCGCCTTACCCATGCCGGAATTGCTAAGCATATTTCACTATATCCTGAAAACATGGCTTCAGCCTGATTCAATTCTTATTTTGATTAATTAAAAATTAACAGGGGTGATTAAAAATTAACAGCGAACATCCGTTTTTTAATGAGCTAAAAGGCTTTTTAATGCCGCGGCTAGATGCCGCCAACATCGAGCAGTCGGATTATGTTGCCGAGCTGCTGCTGCAGGCGGTGTTTGAGTGCTACGCGGGGCAGGTGGTTTATATTCCCAAGAGGGGTATCGAGTCTAAAAAGCAACTCGGTGAGCGCAATCGCACTATAAAAGCGCTCTACGATTCAGGCGTGTCCGTGGCCGACATTGCTCAGCGTTATCGCCTGAGCGCCCCGCATGTGTGGACGCTCGTGGGTCGTGGATAAGACTCGATTTATGCAGCCAAATACCGCGATTTGATCTCATCCGGCAAATGAGGCCATGCCTCAAGAGCCAGAACGTAGACAGGCTTAATCTTCTTCGTCTCGCCCCGCTCCATATTGGAGACGGATGTTTGAGACACCCCGAAAATCTCGGCTGCTTGCTGCTACAACCAACGCCCTTGGGGTGTTCCGCTCACGGCGGGGGTTATGCACCATCCCTCGGAAGCAACTTGCCAGCTTTCCGGCGACGGTCAAGACACCACTCCTTAAACAAGTCCCGATCCTCTTCCGGTAGCCAATCTTTTGCCATAAAAAGACCTTGGCTTTTGCGCTCATCAGCAAAAGCGGATTGCCGTTCCGCTCCCGACTTTGCTGATTTCTCGGTGTAGTAACCTCGCTGTGCCTCACCCTGCTGGACAAGTGTCAACTGAGCATCAAAACCGTTAGAGTCTATGTCCTGCATGATTTCGGTCAGTCGGTTATTTGCCCAGCCAACAGGCTGGATAAACTCTCTGATCAAAAATGGCATCATTTGCAGCGGATTTGCCATGCCTTTATTTATTTGGCTGGCACTGAGTTCTTTCTTTTTACTCAGTGCCGCTTTCTCTGCTAGGGCGACTATTCGCCCTGTTGCTGCATAATGTTCAGGTTTTTTCACTGCTTCCAGCCCTCACGCTTGGCGTGTACTGGGTTTTCCTTGTAAAAGGCTTCTGCATCCGCTACAGACTTAAAAAGTCGGAATCCAAAAACCCAACGACGCAGACTATTATCATATTCAAGTTTCATTTCATTTCTCCTTGTTAAAAATACTTGTTGTACAGATTGGTAATTACAGTGGATTGCTTTTCGCTAAATTGGCATTTGTCGCCAAACTTCATAAAACGCTCTGCGTTGTCAGCCGCAAAGTTTCCTTCAAAGCCGCCGCGCAGTGCGATTTTCCCAGCAACCGCAACAATCATTTCACCCAAAGAAAGTTTTTTGGCTTCCACGATAATCAGACCGTAGCGGATAGCAGTTTCTTTTTGAGTCTTGATGATTTCCCAAACCCATTTCAGGGATTGAGCGAAGAATTCAGAAGATTTACCACCAAATTTTGCAGCAGATGCTTTGCTGATTGTCCATGCTTGTGTCATGACTTTTGCTTTGTTGATGTTCATCTTGTTTCGCCTTGTGCGTTGTTGATGTGGTAATAATAACGTTAGTACTAACGGAACGCAAGGGGAAAATGAAAGAAGATTGAAAATAATTTAAAAGCAATAAAAGCATAACAACACGGTCGAGCACGGACACACCCCAGTGCCTCCGATCACGACCGCCAGACGCAAAAAATGGCGGTAGCCTCATCAACTACCACCCTTGGGGTGTGCCACTCACCTTTTTGGTTATGCAGCCAAGAGCGCGGATTGCATGTATGGGCATTAATCGGTATAAGCGCTTAATGTAGTCGGATGATTTTAAAGACAATCCGAGTTTTTAATGCTTTGATGTGCGTATGAGTACATTAACGCACGTACAAGCCAAAGATAATCAGCCCCTTACCCTCAGCGGACTAATAGGCCGAGCGGGTGCTAAGGATGTTTTGATCTCCGGCAAGCCCTCCAAAATTAATATGATCGACTGTCAGAATATTAGCTTGCTGCCAGCCGATGAACGGCTATTAGTCGAGGGCGTAGGTAATGACTCGCAGCTAGCGCTAGTTAATATCACGCGCTGCTTTGATGTTGGGTTGTCCGGGCTTGATCTAGTGGGACAGGTCGATTTCAGCGGCAAAGAGGCATTTCAGCGCACAGCCCCCAACGGTGTTATGACCGATCTCGACTCTAACGGCGTAAAAATTACGGATGTTTCTGGGCTGTATTTGCATTACGGCATTACGGGCCGATGCGTTAATTTTGAGCTAGATGGCGCTGAACTAGAGCTGTGCTCAGGTGATTTTGTGCGTGTGTGTCGTGACAATTTCCGTGTTGCCAATGTGATGGCTGCTTACTCTTTGGCGGTTTGGGATTATCCAGAATTGCATCGTGATGGATTTCAACTATGGCAGCTCGATAAATCAAAAACACTCGACGGCGTGCCCGTGCTATCCGATGGCGTAATCGAAAATTGCGTGTTTTATCTGCCTGATTCCGATGATTCCACTATTGCCAAAATCAATCCTTGGATTGCTACAGCAGACGGGATTATGGGCACAGATGGCGCATTTCAGCGCATCAAAATCAAGGGCTGCGAGGTTTACACCAACAATCAAAACGGGATTCGGTTTGGCCCGATGGTCAATTGCGAAATTGACAAAAACTGCAAAACACTGAGCGCAAGGGGTAAAACATGGCGCAAGAGCCAATCATTATGATCGCTGATAGCAAAAACACGGGCGTTAAAAGTCGTGGCAATCGCATTCAGGGGCAGGCATCGCGGATAGTCATCGAGGACGCAGAAGATCAGCTTATTGAGGCCGAACCAGAGCAAGCTGAAGCTCTAGAGGCGCAGAGTGCGGGACTGGATTACGCTAAGTTCTTCGATCATATCCGCAGAACGCTTTTCAAAGGCCGCTTAAATCAGGTGCAAGTTGAGCGTATCAAAGCTGTACTGATTGAACTGGAATACTCCGCTATCGAGCATTTGGGTGCATGGGCTTATGTACTGGCGACAGGTCATCACGAGGCCGCTAATTGGTTGCACTACAAAGAGCTGGGCGGGACTGATTATTTTACTCGGCTGTATGACATCAAAGGCCAACGTCCGGCAAAAGCCAGGGAGTTAGGCAATGTCAGAGCGGGTGATGGTGCGCGGTACTGCGGTCGTGGCCCGGTCGGAATTACAGGACGCTACAACTATCGCAAGCAAGGCCAAAAACTCGGGATTGACCTCGAAAACTCACCAGAACTAGCAGAGCAGTCTGATACTGGCGCTCGGCTCTTGGTTGAAGGGATGCGTGATGGTGACTATCGCAGGCGCTCAGATGGTAAGCCGTACAAGCTTAGTGACTATTTCGACTCAAAACGCTGTGACTATATCGGCGCTCGAAATATCGTCAACGGTGGTCTGGATAAAGCGCAGCTAATCGCAAATTATGCTCAGGCGTATTACGCCGCTTTGGATTTGGCTAGTAGCTCAGAGATTCCTGATATTGATCCGATTGATTATTACGACGCTAAATCCGAGCCAGAACCCGAGCAGGAAGAAGCTGTTGAGCCTAAAAAAGCACGGTTTAAAAAGAACCCGCTCGACTGGTTGCCCGGAATAAAAACCCACTTAATTATGCTCACGACCGCAGGATTAGCGGCGGCTGAGCTGTTCGGTGTGGTAGTCCCTGAGCAGATTTATGTGCTACTTGGAGCGCTAGGCTTGTCCACGGCTTACCGAGGCGTTACCCGCAACAAACCCCGCCCAGCTATTACCGCAGGAGACAGTGAAAAATGAATATCTACGCCATGTTTGAAGCGTTACGGCAACAGGATTTAAGTGCAGTCGCAGCGCAGTATGACGCGTTAATTGATGCTGAAACTAAAGCCAGCGAAGCGCGAGCGGAACGGTTGCGTGAGTTGGTTTCGGTCGAAAAAGCAGAGTCTAAGATGCGGATTGAAGCTCTGCAGGCTGGGAAATTAATTGCACTCGCTCAAATTGAGCAGCGATATAACGCGCCAAAATCAAATGACGCGGCGGAAGAAATGGCGGGTGTGATTGTCACAGGGAGTGGCTACGATGCGAGCAATAGCTAAAAATAAAGAGCGCAAATATGACATCAAGCATCATTTGGCACGCAATCGCAGCACTCATAACGTCGGGCATAGTCGGAGTCTCAAAGGTGCTGCTGTCAAAAGACATAATTACGTCTCGTCTAGTGATTGGGCGCTTCATTGCTCACGCGGGCTGGGGCGCTGGGGCATTTACAGCACTGCTGTACGACTCAAATTTTTCACCCCTTGGCGTGGCAGCGCTAGCCGTGCTTATGGCGAGCCTGGGCGGGTCGGGGCTAGAAATGGCGTTAAGAATATGGCGCGGTGCGAAATGAAGCAGTTTTTAATTGAGCAAATCCCCGTCCTGTTTTTCATCGCCGCTTTTTTCCTGATGATGGCGCTGGTCGGGGGTTAAGAGAGTATTAAATTTGCAATTTACGTTTTTCTAACTTGTGCTTATAAAAAGGAGGCACACAATGTCAACAACGGCACAGCGCGTTAATTCAACCACTGGCGTTAATCGCGGACGAACCCGCGCCGCACGCACTCGCAATTTACGTACGGTACTTCGCCGCACAAGTCGAGGCGGCGGCGGCGGTTAATGGAGCCGCAAAAAGGAATCTACAGTGTTATCAATGCTGCCGACAAAATAACCGATCATGTCATAGTGTCAGTATCTGGCGGCAAGGACAGCGCTGTAACTCTTGATTTATGCGCCAGCAAATTCAAACGTGTTGACGCATTTTTTATGTATTTAGTTAGGGATTTATCGTTTCAGGAGGATTGGCTGCACTGGGCGGAAAATAAATATGGAATAGATCATATACATCGAGTTCCGCACTTTATGCTTGCAGACTTTTTGGCGGCTGGCAGCTTTAGATTTCCAGATATTTCGGTGGATAGGGTGCATATTAATCAGATTTACAATTACATCAGGCGGCTAACTGGCGGTCATTGGATAGCGGCTGGGGAAACTATCTCAGATAGCATCTATCGACGTGCCATGATTAAACAATCTGGCACAATTGACTACAAGCGCGGGCGGTTTTATCCGGTTGCTGGTTTTAGTCGGCAGCAGATACGTGATTACATTCAATTCAAGAAACTGCGCGTTAGTGCTGAGTCTGAGATATTGGGTTTTTCTTTCAGGTCATTTATGGCAAAAGAATTAGTTTTAATTCGAGATGCTTATCCTGACGACTGGATAAAAATCATGAAATGCTTTCCGCTGATTGATGCGGAAATAAAGCGTGAGGAAATGTTTGGTGATCAAAGAGGCGTTTGAGGCAGTTAAGATAAGGCGTAGCTCTGTAGTAAAAGCCGCCTACAATCCTCGCATTATTAGTGATGATGCTAAAGAGCGATTAAGGAAAAAGCTAAAAGGCGACGGCCTCGTTATGCCGCTTGTGTGGAATGAAAGAACGAGCTGCCTTGTCGGTGGGCATCAAAGAATTGCGCTCATGGATGAGGAGAATGGCTACCCCGGCCATGACTACGAATTAACAGTTGCTAAGATAAATGTCGACAAACGAAAAGAAAAAGAACTGAATGTTTTTCTGAATAATGTTTCTGCGATGGGTGATTGGGATATTCCTGCATTGCAGGAATTAATACATGACGAGGGCTTTAAGATTGATGATCTTGGGTTTAACTCATTCGATGCAGACATTATTCTCGGCGAAACTGAGATATTCAGTGATTCACGAGAATCACAAGAAGCAAAGCGCCAGCTCGATGCAATCAAAGAAGAGAGGGCACAAGCGGATAGAAAGTTTGTTGATGATAATTCTGCGGATTTTTACACTGTCGTGGTGTTTCCTTCGCACGAAGAAAAGCGCAAATTCATGAAGGCGATTAATGCTCCCGAATGGGAGACTTATGCTGATGGAATCAGGGCGCTTACATTTCTGCAAACAGATCAATATGATCAAGTGGAGACTCGTCATCAATGATTTCCGGCAAAAAATCGACATCAAACAGCCGTTGCTTGCCAGAAACTCTAACTGGATGTACTTCGTTCATCGAGCTTAGTACCCACGCATATCCCTTATTTTCTGGCATTTTATCCATACAGGCGGCATCAAGATCACTCTCTGTAAAGGGCCTGCAATCAGCAAGCAGCCCCGTGGCAACAATAACCCCATGCGGGATCTGCCTGCCATCATCTAACTCGCCAGCGTTAAATGATGATGCATGTATTGCAATCGCTCCGCGATGGCTCGTCGCCCATGTGCGAAACTCTACTGTTTTTTCTCTGTATGCAATCAGAGAGGCATTAGGCTGCCTGATTGACAGTGTTTTCATGTGTTTGTTTTTCTCCAAAACGCGAGACTTAATTATAGCATTCTGCGCAAGCCGTCCAAAGCGGTGTTTTTATGCCTAAAGGCCACTGTAAACGAGCGCCAAAACATGAAGTTACAGACGAAAGGCGGAAAAAGGTTAGAAACCTCGCTGCCGTTGGTGTGCAGCATAAAGAGATTGCAAGAATCATTGGCACGTCAGACGTAACATTGCGCAAGTATTACCGCGATGAGCTCGATCTATCCATGATAGAAGCTAATGCTACAGTGGCTGGTAGACTGTATCAGCAGTGCATGGAGGGAAATACTACAGCAATCATATTTTGGCTAAAAACACGCGCGCAATGGTCGGAGCGCCATGAGATTGAGCATTCCGGCGAAATTAATATAAAGAAAATAGAGATTGAAATTGTCCACCCTAAGAACGAAGGTCGCTAAATGGGCGCTCCCTTTTGAAGAAAAAGATGCAATCTATGCTCGTTATCTGGCTGCGTATGGTGGGCGTGGATCGGGTAAGTCATGGGATTTTGCCGGGCGGTTAATTCGCAGATGCGTATTGGGCAAGGTCAATGCAGTCTGCGTTCGAGAAATTCAGAAATCACTGAATCAATCGGTGAAGAAACTATTAGAGGATCAGATAGATATTCTGAACGTTGGTCGGTATTTTGAGGTTCAAAACTCAGTAATCAAAACACCGCATGATGGCATGATTATATTTCAAGGGATGCAGAATCATACCGCTGAGTCGATAAAGTCATTGGAGGGCTATGATATTGCATGGGTGGAGGAGGCGCAAAGCTTGAGTCAATTCTCGCTTGACTTGTTGCGCCCAACCATTCGCAAGCCCGGCAGTCAGATTTGGTTTACATGGAATCCGCGTTTCAGTAGTGATCCCGTTGATTCTTTGCTGAGAACTGAAAAAGCACCAAGCAATGCAATCATTATTGAAGCTAATTATCATGACAATCCTTGGTTTCCGGGCGTGCTACGTGAAGAGATGGAGTACGACCGCAGGCGCGACTATGACAAATATCTCCATGTCTGGGAGGGTCAATATCAAACGTTTGGCGAGGCGCTGGTGTTCCGAAACTGGTCTATTGAGGAGTTCGACGCGCCGCCTGATGCAGTATTTCGCCTCGGCGCTGACTGGGGTTTTGCTATTGATCCCACGGTATTAATTCGCTGCTTCATTATCGGGCGCAAGCTATTTGTCGACCACGAAGCCTATAAAATCGGCTGCGAAATCACTGATACGCCAGCGTTATTTGATGCTGTGCCTGATGCGCGGCGGTGGCCTATTACTGCGGACTCCGCCCGACCTGAAACGATTAGCTACATGAAAAGAAATGGCTATCCCCGCATTCAGTCAGCAGCAAAAGGGGCTGGAAGCGTCGAGGATGGTATTGAGTGGCTTAAATCATTTGACCTGATCGTGCATCCTCGCTGCAAACACACTATTTCTGAGCTGAGCGCTTATCGTTATAAGCAGGACAAGCTTACTGGGGCAGTATTGCCAATCTTTGAAGATAAAAACAACCATCTTATTGATGCTCTGCGCTATGCCTGTGAAGGTGCAAGGCGCGGCTCTTACGACATTGGACGAATGCTATGAAACTCTACGACGGCCTGCGCTCGCTCATTAGCAACCTAGGCAATCCACTCAAAGACAAAGCCGCGGCTACTACTTACGGCTATGCGCGTTTAACGGATGATCAGTTAATAGCGGCTTATGCGACCAGCTGGGCAGCTCGTAAACTGATCAATGTCCCTGCAGGCGATATGCTGCGCAAGTGGCGAGCGTGGCAGGGCGAGGATGTAACAAAAGTAATTGCTGAAGAGGAGCGCCTGAAGCTCAAGAGCAAGCTGCTGGATGCAAAGATCAAGGCGCGGCTATTTGGTGGAGCAGGTATCTTTATCGGCACTGATCAGGATTTAACTGAGCCGCTGAGCGTAGAGCGCATACAGCGCGGCGGCATTAAATACCTGACCGTGCTAGATCGGCGGGAATTGGTAGCAGGTGAGATCGAAACCGATCCATTAAGCGAATATTACAACCGTCCGAAATACTACACCGTAGCAGGCTCAAAAAATCAAACGCAGATTCACCCCTCCCATTTTGCAATACTGATGGGCGAGCCAAGCATGGATGTGATTAACGACGGCTGGGGGCTGTCAGTCCTGCAACACTGCCTCGATGCGATCAAAAACGCAGACGGCGCTGCGGCCAATATCGCTAGCATGATCTTTGAGGCTAATGTCGACGTGATCGGAATCCCTGATCTAACCAGCAATCTAGCTAACGGCGGTGCAGAGTTTGAGCGGCAGTTGCTGGCAAGGTTTGCGCTGTTTGCACAAGGTAAGGGTGTTTCTGGTGTTGGTATTCTCGATAAAGAGGAGGATTACACTCGCAATGCCGTCAATTTTGGGACTCTCCCAGAGCTACTTGAAAAGTTCATAGTGTTGGCTGGTGCTGCGGATGGTATCCCAGTTAGTCGGTTTTTAGGCACATCGGCGGCTGGATTGAATGCCACCGGTGAAGGCGACATGGAAGTGTATTTTGACAAAGTACAGGCGATGCAGTCCGACCTAGAGGGCGAAATCTACACGCTCGATACCGCGCTATTACGCTCTGCTGGTGTCGATCCGGCGTTAAATTATGCTTGGAATCCGCTGGAGCAAACCAACGCAGCCGAAGAAGCTGTGACCAATAAAACCATTACCGAAAGCTTGATAAACATCAACAACCTAGGCACTTATTCAGCAGATGAGATGAGGTCGATTGCTACACGGGCGCTTGATGCTTTTGGGGTGGCTGAGATAGTTGCAGCAACTGAAGAGGCGCTAGCACTCTAATGGATTTTAATCTCGCTACTATCGCCGCAAACGCCAAAAAACGCCCTGGTGAATATCGGCTCGATCCTATCCATACGCGCACCGGCTCTGAAGTGGCGTATCGCAAAATATTGGCTGAAATGCTGCGCGGGTTACTGAGTGAGGTTAATACGGCTATCCTCCCCAGTTACACGGCGGACGCAGACGAAGAGCCATGGTATGCGCGCCTAGCTGCTTTGGGTGTCACGCTTGCGGCTACTGCTTCCGCCAAAATGACCAAGTTATTTTACTCCGAGGCAGGGTGGCACACGCGCCAATTTGCAGCCACGGCATTACGTGGGCTAGGCGTGGATGTGTCCGGCTTGTTGTCGCAACTCGATACTGAGGAGCTGATGCGGCTTTATATCGCTCAAAATACTGACCTAATCACGGGTTTAAAAGACGACGCGATCAAAGTGATTCGCCAAGAAATTATGACAGCGCGAATCCAAAAGCAGCAGCCAGAACAACTAGCGGAAACCCTGCGGCACAAGCTGAATATACTGCGCACCAGTCGAGCTGAGTTAATAGCGACAGACCAACTTGGCAAGCTGACGGCCAGCCTCAACAAGCACCGGCAGCAGCAAAGCGGCATGTCTGAATACCGATGGAATTACCGTTCGTGGATTAAGCGCGAAGACCCACGCAAGGATCATCAAGCGGTGAATGGCAAGTATTACAAGTGGGGCGAGGTCACAGGCACGAAAGACGGAAAAGAACCCGGTACCCAAATACGCTGCAAATGTTGGGCGCAGGCCGTGGTGAGGATTGATGACGATGAATAAATCCGATGCTTTAACTATACGTTTGTTTATGCGATTACCGCGCTGGCGGAAAGAAAAAATCCGCCGCGCTGCTGAGCTGGCTGGGCAGAGTATGAGTGAGTACATACTCATTGCCGTGGACAGGCGGATCAATCATGAGCGGGAGCAAGAGCCGAGAAAATAGCCTTGACTAGCCACCTGCCAATGAAATGATGGCGGCGGCGGCGGTTTTCATGCGTAAATCCCAATATAAAGAAAGCCCCAATGAAGGGGCTTAGGTTAGGGGTGGCTTGAACGCTGCCCCGTTTGAGAGGGGATTAAGAGCTCCACAAAAAAATAGGCACGTTA